GCAGTGAAAGTACCGCAACATGGACAGATTTATTTAATGAACGATCTGCAGAATTTCGTACTGGCATTAGTCAAATTAAATTAATGGACGCATTAATCGAAAGCGAGGCAAACTTTCAAACATATGGCACTTTATCTAGTTTAAATGGTAATCAAATTACTGTTACAATAGATACTGATACTTTACCCACAAATTCAGCAGAAACAAATACTGTTACTGCAATAATAGATCCCAAACAAGCTGGTCCTTTAGATGGATTACCTACAGCATCCACAGGACAACGATATTTAATCCTAGATGATGTACCTAATGGTGGGGTGTGGGGTACGGTTACTGCCCATAAATACGATATAATACAATTCGACGGATCAAATTGGATTAGATCATTTGATTCAAGCGAAACGTCTACAATAAAATTTACAACAAATGTACAAGATAGTAAAAAATGGAAATGGAATGGCACAGAATGGGTTAGTGCTGTTGAGGCAAATTATCCTGTTGGGTATTGGAGATTATATATATGATTAGCGGTGTAGGCGCTATCTTTTTGTCTTTACCTACAAGTAGAATATTACTTCAGATGCGATCAAAAAATGTTAGTCATCCTGGCACATGGGCATTTTGGGGTGGTAAAGCAGAAAAAGGTGAAACGCCATTAGATACTTTAAATCGAGAATTAGAAGAAGAGATGGGTAAAGTTCCTATTTCGTTCAAACTCTTTCCTTTACATATTTTCGAATCTAATAACGGATTTACATATCAAACTTTTATTATTACAGTTTTTAAAGAATTTGTTCCCAAATTAAATAAAGAATCTAGTGGTTATTGTTGGGTTGATATTGGAGCATGGCCTAAACCATTACATTCTGGCGCCAAGTTAGTTTTTTATGATAATTCGTCAATTAATAAAATAAAAACAATAGCAACAAATTTAAAAGATAAATTGCCAAATGCTAATATGACCTATAACCTCTATTAGCAAGCATAGCCGGCTTCCACAATGCTGTGAACCCGGCTATATACGCATCATCTATGGTTTTGGTTGTACAATTATACTATTTGTCATGGCGGGATGGACGCCACAAACATATGTATATGTTCCTGCTTCCGTAGGTGAACTAGTAGGTTTCCAAACTATCTCGCCTGTGTCTGCACCATTTACTCCACTATCAGTTATTACATCTACAGCCGAACTATTTTTAACATGGAATGGATGACCTGCCGCATTTATATGAAAATGTAATGTATCATCTTCATCTATAGTAATTATCGGATTTGGGCCATGTAAATGTCCTGTTCGACATACTCCGTCTATAATATATGCAGTATTTGCTTCATTAGTTACATGAATATGATATACCTTTGATTCGCCGCCTGGTACATGATGCGATGTTTGAGGCCAACCTACTTCCAATGGGGTTCTTCCCCACATATTAGGTGCTACACAAACATACAAAAACCAATGCCCTGCGTGATGTCCTACTTTTGTTTCACCTACTGTACCATGCTTATGCTGTAATGGTGGCAATTCACCTTCTATAAATTTGCCGCCTTCTGGTGGACTTAATTTATTTTGAGGTACCTTTCCATCGGGTTCTTCTGACACAATAAGTTCTTCATGTTGCCAAATTAGGTAACGATCGCCTAAGGTATGACTATTAAATCCTATACCAGAACTTGTTTGATATAATTTTGCTTCTGATCGGGTTACATTATCAATATTAAGAGTGAAAGAGACAAAATCAAATTCAACTACTTGATTTGTACTGTTTTTAAGTTCAATTCTTGTTCCGGTAGTAACATTTTTAAATGTGTTATTAAATTCTTTGTAATCATCTGCATCTGCAGATTCTAATAATCCTTGAAGTATTGTAAAATCACCTGATGTTGAAAAAGAATGTATTGCTAGTCCTAATGGATTTTTTGTGTTTTTATTCTTTTTGCTCTTCATATGTTTCTTTTTCCATTTTCCACCAGTTTCTGCTTCACAATCTATTTCATTTAGATATGCAGAATTAAGCAACCAGTATCCATTATTCTCAATACATGTTTGCTTATCTAAAATTGGAGTGCCGCCATCATCTAAGACATTCCCGCTTGCAAAGGATTCCATGCAAAAATAACATCCTTGGGGATCAATTGCAACTTGATGGTCATCTCCAATCCAAAGAGATGAATCTGAAACATACATGTCTCGTATTTTATATTCTGCAGAACCGATATCATATGTACTATTAGTATCAGGTAAAATATGTCCTGACATTTTACCTGCTGTTCTTCTAAGGTTTTTTAAATCTTGTGCCATATTAATTCTCCATTAATACCCAACCTTGGGTATCATTATAAAATATCAACGTAAAGCCTACTCTTGCTGTAGTGATATCTAAATCTTGAGCTATACCTTGTATATTTTTACCATTTTGGGCAACTGTTATCTTATTAGTATGTGCATTACCTACTGCATCTATTATTCTTACATAACTACCTTGTGTCGGATTTCCCGGTAATGTAATAATAACAACATTTGCTGTTGTATCAACAAAATATGATTGGCCACTAACTGCATTTGTGTTTGCAGTAATTGATGACCATTTAGTAAAAATTCCGCCTGGTAGAGTTAAATTACTACCATCATAATGATAACCCACTTCTTCTCCTTCTATATAATTCATTGAATATTCTTGAGACGTAGCCGCTACTGAATTCATTACAGTGAAAGTAAACAGTGTTGTTTGGTCAGCAGTAAATGTCCCGTTAATTACAGCAGTAGCAGTATCGAAACTTAAACCAGACGGTAAACTACCATTAATAATACTATAGGCAGATGTTACTGCTCCTAATGGTTCATTTGCCCAAGTTGTATGATTAAACGACATATCTTTGTTTACTACATCGCCTAATGCAAAATCACCCAATGCTTCTGTTGTTCCTGTTGGAGTCATAAACGCACCAGATGCCTCTTTTACTTTATATATTTTTTCTATATATGGTTGGTACAGTAAAAGATTTGCTTGTTCATCTATTGGAAAATAATCCCAAACATCTACAGGACTAACTCCTCCAGGTGCTAAACTAAGGTCATCAAAGTGTGCATGTAATGGTATTGAATTAGTCCAACTAGTTGCACCTACTGAAATTAATGCATCTGTTGCTTCATGTGTATTATATAATGTACCTATTTTAACAGAACTACCACCTGCATTGACAACAGTTGCAGAGGCGTTCATATTATCCATATTACATTCAAGCCAATAACCTGTTGAAGGCAATGCACAAATACCATAGGATGCTGATGTACTTAGATTAATAATTTGTTCGCCGCCTATAAATGGTCCACTTGAACTGTTACACCATATCATAATAGATGCTGGTTGACCGTCTGTAGCACCTCTTACTACTGTTGCTGTACTGGTACTTGTTGTTCCTCTAATTATAGTACCATCAGGTGGAACAGATGTGATATTAGAAATAATACTAAAAACTTGATCAACACTGTTGCTTTTTACATGTCCTGTGTTGTTTAAATTTAATAAAGAATAATTATCTATTACTGTAGCACCCCTAAGTTGGAATGCCGCATTTTTTGTATCGTTATATACAGCCTGAGGAACTTTTACCAATATATAAGGTTCGCCTGCAAGACATTGTAAGGGATTAGCATCTAACGAAACCTCTGTATGTAAATCCGTAATATAACCTGTACTTACAGCATTGGCTAATACCCAAGTTACTGCGTCCGCAGGAGTATCACCTACCATTTGTTGTCTTAAACACAACATTCCAGCAATCATTGGACAACTAAAAGATGTTCCGGCTAGTCCTGATACATATCCGTTGCCTACTATCCAACTATGTGCTATAAGACTATGACCTGGTGCTGAAAGTGTAGTACCATATCCATAATTTGAAAAATATGCCATTTCGTCTGAATAACCAGTTGGCCAGTTTGTTGCGTTAGGTGTTGTGCCAGCAACAGTTGTAGCACCTGCACTAAATTTAGTATGTAAATCGTGTTCATTCCAATGTTGTCTAAAATTTGCAGGTAATGCACTAGACCTAGCACCAGCAACAAAAGAACTTTGTACCGGACCTGCAAAATCATCGTTTCCATCATCAATACCATTACCTGCAGTTCGTGCTACATGAATACCATAGCTAACTAAATTGATTTCCATCTCATCTAGTATCCATGTAGGATCAGTGCCAGGTTCATTAATATAGATATCAGTATTTGCCTGATTAAAAGACATTCCGAGGGATATATTAATAATACTAGCCCTTAAATTTGTTTTTGTCAAGTGATGTTGTATAACAGCATCGCCTCCGGCAATAATATCCGACGTCCAACCACTATTAGAGCCAGTACCTCCCGCATCCATTACTTTAGCCGACCATATAGTTGCTTGTTTAGCCAATCCACATGTTAATCCAGCCGCAAATTGAGCACAATAAGTACCATGTCCTTGTGTATCCTCATTATTCCAGTTGCCAATATTAAGTCCGGGAACTCCGCCGTCAACAACACGATAATTATTCGTAAAAGACGGGTTATTATCTATAAATTCTGAATGTTGTAAACCAATCGCCGTGCCGCCCGCGCTGGTGCCGCCGCCGCTGTGTAGATTATGGTCTGCACCAGCAACCCCTGAATCCAAAATATATAAATCTACATCCCAGCCATCCGATGTGTATGAATACTGTCTATTCATATAACTTGGATCTTTTTTTGTAATACGATCTAAATGCCAACTATGATAATCAGTTCCACCGCTAGTAAATAATAAAGTGTTTTGTATTGTATCTCCTGTTGCATTTGTAGTAAATGTTTCTTCTGTTGTAGGAACACTATCTACTGTCATTGTTTCTATTTCAGAAACATCTTCCATTTCTATTAATTGATCTTCTACAATATTTTTAACATCAGGATCTGCTTTCCATGCAATAAGTTCTTGATCTGTAGAATCTTCTACTACAATCATATGAACATTTTCATATATTTTAGCAGTTGCAGATACACCCAATCGTGTTGCTACTACATTAGTATTTGCACTATTTTGTAGATTAATAATATAAAGCATTATTGTGCAACCTCTGTGTTTACTACTGCCATACCGCAAACAGTGTGCAGAGCTTTAATTATACTATCTAATGTATAGACATTTATCTTTAAAATATATCTCATACTGTTACCTCTATTGTATTAACAACTGCCATCCATTTTATAGATTCTCCTGTTTGTCCTAATACTCTAATTCTTAACGAATTATTTACATCTGTAGCATCTACTTCACAATCATATGTAGAATCTGTCTTACCGAATACTGTTTTCATAATTGTTCCTAAAATACTCGTTGTTCCGCCATCATTTACAATACATCCTCTAAAATTCCATGATCCCGTTTTTTCATTTCCTGCAGACGTGTTGTACCGTTTTGCAGTAATCATAATATCAAATGTCTTTGTTGAGTTGTCTATAAGTGTTGCTCGATTATCTGTTATGCCCTTTACAAAAATTTCTGTTAGACTGGTATCACTACTAGATGTAATACCTTTAAACATGTACATACCTATTTTACTATCATCGGTAGTTACAATATCCGCTCCATTTGTAAATAGTGTATCTGTGTCTGTGGTTATGATATTATCATTTAATGTTACATTATCTATTGTTAATGATCCAGATAATACCTGACCTGTAGTAACTATATCTGCACTACCTAATTCTAAATGTCCGGTACCATTGGGCACAATTGTAATATTCCCATCTACTGTTGATGTTACTATACTGTTTGCTTGTACATCTAAATCGCCACCTAATTGTGGTGTTAAATCATCTACAACATTACTCGACCCTGAACCACCACCTGATACTGTACTTGGTGTCCAATAATTATTTGTATCATCCCAAACAAGAGATTGTCCATTTGTAGGAACTGCGGTATTTACATCCACTAAATCACTTAAATTTGCTAAACCAATTCTTGCATCTGCTCTTGCATCTGTATAATATAAATTTGTTGATCCTTCACTTATATCATCTGTGTCTGCACTTACAAACTCTAATCCTGTTGATGCACTATTAACTTTTGCAAAAAAGTTTGCTTTTTGTGCATAAGTTCCAGGGGTATCAGATAATCCGGTTAATGTAGTAGCACCTGTTCCTGTTTTTTCTCCAATAACCCAATTTGATCCGTCATATTCTAAAATTTTACCTATAGCTATACCGGTTGTATTAACATCAGTTAATGCATTTATACTTAGAGCAGAAATACTAGTTAAATATCCAGCAGAAGAATGATCACCCCAACCATATGCTGTATTCCAGTTGGCCGAACCTGCAGTTGATATTCTTGCATCTGCTCTTGCATCTGTATAATATAAATTTGTGTTTTCTGGAATGTCTGCTGTACTAACTTGATTAGTACCTGTACCCCAATCGATATGTGAATCATTTACTGAATTAGCACCTAACGAACCACCACCACCGGTACTTTCGTTTGAATTAATCCAATAAGATCCGTTCCATCGTAAAATTTGATTAACTGTTGGATTAATGGTTACTACATCACTTAATACACTTATAGGAAAAGCAGAAGACGTATTTGCATCATAATATCCTGCTGTACTATGATCACCCCAACCATATGCTGTATCCCAATTAGCATAAGACAAATTGTCCCAACTTAAATTACCTGAACCATCTGTTGCTAACAGGTCTCCTGCATTACCATCATCATTTGGTAATGTTAATGTATAATTTGCTGCTGCCGAATGTGGAGGGCCTTTAATTGTAATTCCATGAGTATTAGTTTCACAATTTAATACAAATTGTCCTGACCCTTTTGTGGAATTACCCTCAAACGTAACTTTTCCTGAACCATGTGGGTTTAAAGTAATTGGATTATTGTTTGCCGTAGTTTGTATCGACATAGTCGCCGACGACATTACGTTTGGAGTCTTGACTCCGATGATTGACTCAGAATATAAAGTCGATAATGTATAAGTTGAGGCATCATATGTAAAATTTGCATCTCCCGCAAATTGTCCTGAATCATTAAATTGAACATGCGTGTCTACACCACCTGGTGTTGATGTACCACCACCTGATACTGTACTTGGTGTCCAATAATTATTTGTATCATCCCAAACAAGAGATTGTCCGTCTGTTGGAGTTGCTGTATGTACATCTACTAAATTACTTAAATTTGCTAAACCAATTCTTGCATCTGCTCTTGCATCTGTATAATATAAGTTTGTTAGTTCTGGAATGTCTGCTGTACTAACTTGATTAGTACCTGTACCCCAATCGATATGTGTTTCATTGATTGAATTAGCAGTTAACGAAAAATAACCTGCTGTTGAGTGGTCACCCCAACCATATGCTGTATTCCAGTTGGCTGAAGCATTTGGTAATATGCTGTAAGTGCCGCTTGATGGACCACGTAACATAATACCTTGGGTTGTAAAATCACCATCTTGTAATACATCTGCATGTGATATTTCTTGTGTCAAAAAACCTGAAGTGGCATTACTGTAGTTTGCTAAATCATTATCTACTACAAAATCAATTGTACCATCATTGTCTTGATACAAAACTGTAATTAATGTTTCGGTGTTGCCAGTAAGCATTGCACCGACCTTATCTTGTACTTCCTCATCTGTTAATGTAGAAGTAATATATCCCGCACTTCCATGATCACCCCAACCATATGCTGTATTCCAGTTGGCAGAACCTGCAGTTAATATTCTAGAATCTGCTCTTGCATCTGCTCTTGCATCTGTATAATATAAGTTTGTTAGTTCAGGAATGTCTGCTGTACTAACTTGATTAGTACCTGTACCCCAATCGATATGTGTTTCATTGATTGAATTAGCAGTTAACACATAATAGCCTGCATACTGATGATCGCCCCAACCATATGCTGTATTCCAGTTAGCAGAACCTGCGTTTATTATTCTTACATCTGCTCTTGCATTTGTATAATATAAATTTGTTGATCCTTCACTTATATCATCGGTGTCTGTACTTACAAAATCTAACCCCGTTGCACTACTATTAACCTTTGCAAAATAGTTTGCTTTTGATGTATAATTTGCAGGGGTATCAGATAATCCGATTAATGTAGTGGCACCTGTTGCTGTTTTTTCTCCAATAACCCAATTTGATCCGTCATATTCTAAAATTTTACCTATAGCTATACCGGTTGTATTAACATCAGTTAAACCAGATAATGATGTCCCTGCGGTAGAGGTTGCAGGTACCCAATTGCTCCCATCCCATGTTAATACTTGAGTAGTTAATGGTGCAGTTGTTGAAGTATCAACATCAGTCAAATCATCAATACTTATTGTAGAAGTTGTCCAGCCGGTGGATTCTAAATATCTTAAAAATTTACCATTAATAATACCAGAGGGGATTGATGTATCAGTTAAACTAGACAATGAAGCTGATGTTAAATAATTAGCACTTGAATGATCTCCCCAACTATATGCTGCCTCCCAGTCGATTGAATTATTAGGTAGTATACTATAAGAACCTACCAATCCTTCGCGTAACATAATACCTTGGGTTTGAAAATCACCATCTTGTAATACATCATTGTGTGTCGTCTCTGATGTTAAAAAGCCAGAGGCGGCATTACTGTAATTTGCTAAATCATTATCTACTACAAAATCAATTGTACCATCATTATCTTGATATGTTGCAGTAATTAATGTTTCGGTGTTGCCAGTAAGCATTGCACCGACCTTATCTTGTACTTCCTCATCTGTTAATGTAGAAGTAATATATCCCGCAGCCGAATGATCACCCCAACTATATGCATTATTCCAGTCACTGGTGTCAGTAAGATACCCTGCTGGTCCTACAACCCAACTTAAATTACCTGAACCATCTGTTGATAATAGTTCTCCGATGAAGCCATCATCATCTGGCAATGTTAAGGTATAATTTGCTGCTGCCGAATGCGGGGGGCCTTTAATTGTAATGCCGTGGGTATTAGCTTCACAATTTAATACAAATTGTCCTGACCCTTTTGTGGAATTACCTTTAAACGTAACTTTTCCTGAACCATGTGCATCTAAAGTAATTGGATTATTGTTTGCCGTAGTTTCTATCCAACCGGCATCGGGCGCACCGCCGTAAGTTTCCAATGTAAGTTTCGGCGTCTTGACCCACCCAGTTGACTGGAACTTTGTAGACCTTACTAGATCATTCAAGTAATCAAATATAAAAGTAGAAAATCCGGTTAATACACCTGAAGAATTAACTTGAACTTCCGTGTCTGCACCACCTGGTGTTGATGAACCACCACCTGATACTGTACCTGGTTTCCAATAACTATTTGCATCATCCCAAACAAGAGATTGGCCATCTGTTGGCGCCGTAGTATGTACATCTGTGTGTGAACTTAATACTCCTGTACTTGTTAAATATCCAGCACTTCCATGATCACCCCAAGTATATGCATTATCCCAAAGAGCAGAATTATCTGCAACTATACTATAAGTTATAGTCCCGAAGGCTCCGGCCCTCTTCATTAAACCATTACTAGTAAAATCACCTTGCCATATATATCCCGCAGCCGAATGATCACCCCAACCATATGCTGTATCCCAATTGGCATTGTTATACCCCAGTGGTCCTGCAGCCCAACTTAAATTACCTGAACCATCTGATGATAATAGGTCTCCTGCATTACCATCATCATTTGGCAATGTTAATGTATAATTTGCTACCGCTGAATTAGGAGGACCTTTAATTGTAATTCCATGGGTATAAAGTTCATCTATTAATTTAAATCCGCCAGACCCTCGTGTGGTATTACCATAGAACGTAACGTATCCTGAACCATGTGGATTTAATTTAATTGGAGCATTGTTTGCCGTAGTTTGTAACAACATATTCCCTGCTGTTGATATGTTTGGCGTTATTGTCTGATTGGCAGTAAGATGGTTGGCGAATACCTGATTGTTGTTATATGTAAAGTACCCATCTCCATCCAAGACTCCTGCATTATTAAATTGAACTGTGCCGGACCAACCACCTGGTGTTGATGTACCACCACCTGATATTGTACCTGGCTCCCAATAATTATTTGCATCATCCCAAACAAGGGCTTGTCCATCTGTTGGCGCCGTAGTATGTACATCTACTAAATTACTTAAATTTGCTAAACCAATTCTTGCATCTGCTCTTGCATCTGTATAATATAAATTTGTACTACCTTCACTTATATCATCTGTGTCTGCACTTACAAACTCTAATCCTGTTGAGGCACTATTAACTTTTGCAAAATAGTTTGCTTGTTGTGCATAAGTTCCAGGGGTATCAGATAGGCCGATTAATGTAGTAGCACCTGTTGCTGTTTTTTCTCCAATAACCCAAACTGATCCGCTATATTCTAAAATTTTACCTATAGCTATACCGGTTGTATTAACATCAGTTAAACCAGATAACGTTGTTCCGGCAGTTGATGTTGCAGGTACCCAATTGGTACCATTCCATGTTAATACTTGAGTGTTTAATGGTGCAGTTGTTGAAGTATCAACATCAGTCAACTCATCAATACTTATTGTCGAAGCCATCCACGCTCCTGGACTCGATATATATTTTAAAACTTTACCATCACTTAAATTTCCGATTGTTGTATCAGTTAAACTAGACAATGAAGCTGATGTTAAATAATTAGCACTTGAATGATCTCCCCAACTGTGAGCTGTATTCCAGAGAGCACTACCTGCAGTTGATATTCTTGCATCTGCTCTTGCATCTGTATAATATAAGTTTGTTAGTTCTGGAATGTCTGTTGTACTAACTTGATTAGCACCTGTACCCCAATCGATATGTGAATCATTGACTGAATTAGCACCTAACGAACCACCACCTGATATTGTACCTGGCTCCCAATAATTATTTGCATCATCCCAAACAAGGGCTTGTCCGTCTTGTGGGACTGCTGAATTTACATTTTGCAAATTACCTAAATTTGCTAAACTAATTCTTACATCTGCTCTTGTATCTGTATAATATAAGTTTGTTAGTTCTGGAATGTCTGTTGTACTAACTTGATTAGCACCTGTACCCCAATCGATATGTGAATCATTGACTGAATTAGCACCTAACGAACCACCACCTGATATTGTACCTGGCTCCCAATAATTATTTGCATCATCCCAAACAAGGGCTTGTCCATCTGTTGGCGCCGTAGTATGTACATCTACTAAATTACTTAAATTTGCTAAACCAATTCTTACATCTGCTCTTGTATCTGTATAATATAAATTTGTTGATCCTTCACTTATATCATCGGTATCTGTACTTACAAAATCCAACCCCGTTGCACTACTATTAACCTTTGCAAAAAAGTTTGCTTTTGATGTATAATTTGCGGGGGTATCAGTAAGTCCGGTTAATGTAGTAGCACCTGTTCCTGTTTTTTCTCCAATAACCCAATTTGATCCGTCATATTCTAAAATTTTACCTATAGCTATACCGGTTGTATTAACATCAGTTAAACCAGATAACGTTGTTCCGGCGGTAGAGGTATTATTAATTGTTAACGCATCGCTAGATTGATCTGTTGTTATTGATATATTTGTTCCTGCAATAACACTTAATGTATCTGTTGCTGAATCAGCTACTATAGCATCTTGTCCGGCAACAGTTATAGTTGTGAACGTATTTTGAGTACCACCACCACCACCCGAGGTGGCTGAAACTAATTTGCCACCTGCAGTTGTTCCGTCACCTACATATATTGAAGGATTTGTTTGATCTACATCAATAATTATTAATTCACCCTGGGAAGGAGTATAGTTAGTTCTATTATTAGCGGTTCCTCGTTTAAACTGAATTGCCATCCATTGTTCCTTTTTATATATTTATATTATATCAAAAGTATATAACAATATTTATTAGATAATTCAGGTTATTCGTCCTCTAGTTACAAGTAGCATTATTTGGAAATATTTTATCTAGATATACTGATATGGTTGATACTTGTTTTTTGGCAGGTAGCCTTGATTGTGTCGAGTTCCAATTTAATTATTTATTCTGGTTTTTCTGGCCATGTTATGTTAGTTAATTGTCTGTTTTCAATTTTTGGTTCTGCTGTTGCCGGCAAATCTCTAAGGGCTTGACGATAATCTTTTTGAGATTGTGTCATTGTAAGGTCAGAACAAGACCACCAATCTGTTTCTGCAAGTTTGATATTGCGTTGTTCCTTCATACGTCGCATTGGTTCTGCTGCTTGTAATTCTGCGATCTTAGGTGCAATCTGTGTCCATGTAACTCCAAATTTAGATGGATCACTAGAAAGTATCGCTGTATTAGTTGCATCTTTACCTACTACCTTCCGAAAAGAATTTAAGAAATCTGTTTCATTAGTAGGAACACCCGCCACCAAAACATAGTCATTTATGTCCAAACTCTGTAACGCATCTCCAATCATAGCGATACCTCAAAAAGTGTTATGTGTGTTGCAGCCGAATGAGCAGAATGTAATGCGGCGGAGCTTGCTGCATAACTTTCCCCAACGTATGTATTCAAGGTCCCCTCCCTACATATTTGCAGTTTATACACCACTACTGTGCTTCCATCTGCACCATGCACATCAGGAATGATTGTGCTTATAGCATTCCCAGGAAATCTTCCTGTGTCGTCATGGCCGCTCATTCTATATTCAGGAAGGGCGGGGTCAGTATTAACATCAATTCTTGTAGTGTCTCTCAATATCCGCCACATAGCGGAACTGGAGTCGCTGGCACCCAAAACAAAATTAAGACAAACAATAATCGTAGTCCCAACTATAGGTGTTATATCTTTCGAAATTACATCTACCCATACCGGATCGAGTCTCGAGCCTGAGTTCGAAACAACGGTTGTTGTTATGCTATTTGTTTGTATTTGATTTATCGAGGCCATGCCGGAGGCGAGGGCGGGGGGATCAGTACCTGTTTGTG